AGAACATTGGCAGAAACATGAGAGAGCGAGATTTGTTTCACCTGATGGCTTCTCCCTAGGCATTCACTGGAAAGGAGTTTATCCCTGTGTACCTCGTCGTCAGGGATTCCTTGCCCAACACCGCGCTGTTGCAAACCGTGTGGCCCGGAATGTGCCACAGATCGGGAATGAACATGTGTCAAAGAGAGCTATTTTGAGGGCCTTGCGTGCACATGTTCATTTATTTTGTCGTCGGCATTTGAAGCCGTTCGCTGCTGATAAGCGTTTTGACTTTGAGGTCTGGCTCTCAAAGACGCATTATGAGGCATGGCGAAAAGGCGAAATACGCAAGGTGCATGACAAATTTCCACAGCATGTGAATTATAGAATGGTGCGTGACCATTCTAGGCCAAAGGGCTTTGTTAAGCTTGAATCATATCCCTTTTTCAAGTTTCCCCGCGGTATTCATGCTCGTGATGACTGGATCAAGGCTTGGATAGGTCCAGTTATCAAGGAAATTGAAGAGCAAGTTTATAAGCTGCCCCAATTTATTAAGCATGTATATGTCCCTAACCGGCCTGCTTATGTTAAGGAGCACGTAGAAACGTCTGGCTGCATTTATGCCGCTACAGATTATAGCGCTTTTGAGAGCAGCTTTGCGTCTGATTTTATGAAATGTTGTGAATTTGAGCTCTATAAATATATGTGTAAGAACACTTGTGCCATGAAAGATATTCTCATGTTTGAAAAGATGTGTTGTGGGCAAAACATTTTGAGATATAAGGACGGCACTTTTGTTGTTAATGGCAGACGCATGTCAGGTGAGATGACCACATCGTTGGGAAATGGGTGGTCTAATCTCATGCTTGCGACCCACATTATGCGTCACCGTGAATTGCGGGGCGTGGTGGAGGGTGACGATGGTTTGTTCGCCATTAAGCCAGAAGAACGAAATATCTTTTGTGCCAAAGCCTTTGAAAAGTTTGGTTTTGTGATTAAGATTGAGTTGCACAAAGATATAGAGACGGCGTCTTTTTGCGGTATAGTTTATGCAAGAGACGTGGGATATAATTTAGCAGACCCTATGCATGTGTTGATTGATTTTGGTTGGTCACTGGGCCCGGTAAGACTTAATAGGCAGCGTGATTTATTGATAGCCAAGGCGATGTCGTTGGGCTATGAATATCCAGGCGCACCTATTTTGTCTGCCATGGCCAGATATGTATTGAGAGTCGGGACCAAAGTGGATTGGGATTATGTTGCGCACACAAAGGATTTGTGGCACCGTGAACTTCTAGATGAGGTCCGGTTGCATGTTGGGCGCAAGGAATTTATGACGGCATTGTTTAGGGCGCCTGTTGATGAGCGCTCTAGAACTGTGGTTGAAAAGAAGTTTCATGTGCCTGCATTACTGCAGAAGAAAACTGAAGCTTATCTTGATTCTTTAACCACGCTCCAGCCTCTTGACATGCCGTGGTTGTTACACTTGGTCCACCGTGATAACCGCACGATGGGTCGTTATGTTTGGACTTTTAAGAAAGGAGATGATATGTCCAAGCTTCGAACTGTGGTTTCATGGAATATAACTGGAATGCGCGTTTAAGTCTTCACGCGCGAAGTCGCTTTTCGGCGTCCGACTTTAAATAGATGGGGT